ATTTCGCACTATAATTTTATTAATCTAAATTAATAAGTAGTACAAGAATTGTTCTTCAAATCTGTTTTAAAGCATCTATAATAAATATAGAAGGAAGCTATTTTATCCCGCTCCAATCATACGAAGGGCACAACGAAATAAAAAACAAAACTTGTACAATAAAACTAAATATCCACCACCTAGCTATACCAATAGTAAATATATACAAAGGAAATTATATCTTATCATTATATAACAATAACATATAATCACCATCATTAATAGTTTTATTTTCAAAAATTCTCTCATCTTTTTCAATCCATAGAGGACAATTAAAATTATATCCTCTTTCAATCCATGCTTTTCTAAGCGTATCAGCTATGTATGAATAATATAATTCACCCCAGCCATAAGCACTCTCCAAACACATTCTCGAATTAGTAAGACTAGCTTCACGATGACAACCAGACTTAGTAATCCAATTTGCAGTAGATTCAATGCTAATTTTCTTTAATCCAGCAATGTACATAGCTCGTCTCGTTGGGTGTGGAACAAAATATCTTGAGAGAAACGATAATTCATTCCTAGTCACAAAAGGTGTTATTTTGCCTGTTTTGGCAGCATCCGTAAAAATGATGTCATACCTAGCAAAGGCATTAGCTAAAGTCAACATATTGAATTCATCTTTGACTAAATCTGATACAGAACCAATCATATCATCTCCATATGTAATTATGGTAACATTATTATTAAAGTGTTCCATGCTATAAAATTCTGTATTCTTCATTATATCTAACCACATCAAACGAATATAAAGGCAATTTACTAACGAATTTAGTGGAGTAGTTATAGGACTACCTGATGGAATACCACCAAAAACTGAATATACTAAATTCAAACACAAATGTTTAGAACACAAAATTTCATACTTCATAACACGCATTACATTCAAATGTTCAGATACAACACCATAAAATTTATACCAATCAATAATTAAATTTAAAACAGCATCAGCTAATTGAAGAGATAATCCCGGACCAAAATTACTATAATCACCAGCTATAAAATTCTGTTGTTTAAGTGTTATTCGGTGATATAATTCAGACCATTCTTCACTATCAACATTGATACCAATAGCATGTTCTGCATCAAATCGAGCCGCAGTATAGGCCGCAATAAAATCACCAAAATATTGTCTAAATTGAATAGTAAAATCTACTGGACTAATAGAAAAAATTCTGGTTTTCCCTGGTATTTTACACTTTTCTATAGGCATAGTAGTATCTTTAAGACAATCTGTAAAAATAGTAACAGGAACAATACCTTGTTCTCGCAATTCTTGTTTATGATCCAAAATTGATCTTAAAGGTTCATTAATGCCTAAACACAATTTACCTACAGGTGTATCCATCGTTTCAAAGAGATAAGCTTTACCTTTTCCTTTTCGATCTTTATATCCATAACCTGGAGAAGTATTCCAATCTAATGGCTCATAATGCGGCAACATACAATCACCTACTATGGCCATTTCTTCTGATAGCATACCAATAGGCTGACGCAACGGTTTAACACTTGACATTATAACACCAAACATGTCATTTGCTACAATTTTAACATTATTCGGATCGAATTGTTTAACTGGTCTGCCATGTTTCTCACACCCAGCTTTCATTGGGTCGGAGCCAGGAGGCAATCTTTTATCCAATCTATGCAACGGATTAGGTTGCGTGCGTACATCAAATACACCATGAATGTCAGACGGAATTAATGCTGTCTTACCCGTTTCCCTATGCTTATAAGCCTCTGAAACAGTTCCATATATCATGAGAGTAGTATCTAATTTAATTTCTGGAGCAGCAGTTGAAAGTTCTAGCGGTTCACTATCATATGGAACACTTTCATCAAGTTCAATTGGAATTGTAAACATTTCACGGTATATAACTTCAGAATAGCCTAAACCACCAGCTCCAGCAACATGCATACCTATAATAGGAGATTGATCCAAATTATTCGATATTAATACTGAACCACACATACCAGCTCCATGTTTTGGATATGCATACGCATATTCAACATCAATTGCAGAAATATTCTCAGTACCATCTATCTTAACAGGTGTCAATCCTCTATTACTCAAATCTTCAACTATTCCCACTCCAAAAGTATACAACTTAAATACAGGACCAACAGCTTGATGATATTTAATAGGAGCAAATAAATTCCGTATATCTCTAAACAAAGGGATATGTGGAGGCATTAATATTAACATAAAATTGGTATTATAAGGATTACCGTCATAACTAAACCCTGCTACTTTAATGTTCTTAAAATCAATGCCGACTTCAGGCATCATTTCGCTTTTAACTACTCTCCTTACGTACACTTTTGCATCATTATGAGAATCAACAATAGCTTTAAACTCATCATAGTAATGTTTTATAGCTAAAACATTATTACCATACACACCGAGACATCGCGCTTTAACAGTACTAAATATTCCTTGTGCATTTGTATATCTAATGATCAGCATAATACTATTATTCTGAATCGCAGTTATAACATTCATTGCCTGTTGCGGTGCCATTTCATGCTTCGTTAATCGCAAAGGTTTAGCATTCACTTCTGTTTTAATACGTTGCACTTTAATATGAGGATGGCTATAAGCACCTTCAGCCAGACCAATCTGTCTACTAGTAATTTTATTCACAACACTATCAGTTATAACTTTAACACCAACAGCACCAGTTAATTTAGCAATCGGAGTAGAAAATCCTAACATCTCTAGCAACCAATCATAAGCGGTCCACAACAATGTAATAGAAGTAACTGCTAATGCAGCCATAGTAATATTTTTAAGAAAGCTGATAGCTGTCGGACACATGTTATATTTTAACCAACTCAAAAATGCACCTTTTCTACTATCAAAATATTTAGCTACTTCAGCATGCAATTCTAAACCAGTATTATCAGCATGAAAATAGGTTGGTAAATCCACCACTATTTTTTTTTTATATTGATAGAATAATTTAGTATTACTTTTAAGCCATGTATAATACCATAAATGTTTAAATAAAGAAACATGCATATAACAATAACCAATGCATTGTGGATTCTCTACCCATTTCTTTTTATTAGCATCAAAAACAGACCAAGTTTCCTTCTTGGAGCAATAAATCCACGATGTCATACTATCTACTTTACTATGCCAACAATATATATTTGCAGTCCTAATTGATACACCAGGTACAACTATTTTAAAACATTTCATCAATGCGTTATAAAACCATACTTTACAATCACCTTTAACCTTCTGAAGTAACAAAAAACGGTGTAGATTATCAACAAATATTTTTGGTATAAAACCTGGGCTATCACTCTCTGCAAAATGCTCAGTAAACCATCTCTGATCTTCTATACTTATATTATTAAGGGTAAACCATTGAGTCATAATTCCATTAAATTGCAATTTGATCTGATTATCAACATCTGGTAATGGATGAACCAAACAATTAGCATTATCACTACACGATTCTACACCATCACACCAATCTGCTAATTTTATCAAAGAATTATCAAAACCTGTCCTCATACTTCTAACACATTCATATTTTTTTCTAGCCAACAAAACATTTTCTTCTTGTTTTCGCACTTCTTCAATATCATTATTAACTTCTTTCTTAATAAGAGAATGACTCTGATCAGAATCATGAACAGACGCAGTAGGAACTTGTTTACGATTAAATATATTACTCAAAAACATCTCTGGTTTAATTTCAGCATGCATTAAGCCATATTCACGAGATAAATATTTACCACAATAATTTTTAACTTTCTCGAATTGAACTTTATCTTTAAATATTTGCGTTAAATCACCGGTCCAACTCTTAAATTTAGAGAATAATGAATTAGACATATCTTCAAAGTATTTTTGACGAATCTTCTGTCGTTTATTAGCCACTACTTCTTGGAGCGACAAGGTATGCATTATATCATCATCCCCCATATCTTCCTCTAACATAGCATCATAAGTAGCTAATCTCATCCGATAATTATCCAATTCATTAGCATAAAAAGTCTTATATCTTTCTGTAATGATTTTAACCATATCTGCATAAGTCATATATGCACCCCAATCTGCCGTTGCTAAATTTGGATTACTATGGAAGCTAAATTGCAAATGTTCAAAACGATGTAATTGTGCTTGACTATAATCTTTCATACTCGTACCAGGTATTAATCTAGCATTAAGTAGTACATCTCTCCTCCTATGAATGGCAGCAGGATCTACTCCAGCAATATTTAAAAATGCTTTATTACTATTTATATAAAATATTTCAGGATTATAACGAAGTTGCTTATCTTTCAAATCTGCCATATTAGGATTCAAAGCACAAGAAGATTTAACCATATACATCGCATTTAACTGCTTCTCTAATGTTGTACCCATCTCTACAGCAAAAGCATCATCCAAAACTAACACAGGCTGAGCGCGACATGTATTCCAATATTCCGTTGAAGGCATGACTGTAAATATCTTAGGACCGTTAAATTTAATATTATTAGCTTTTAACAATTCTGTAGTTAAAAATTCTGTAACATACGACTTTCCTATACCTGGTTCTCCATATACCCATACACAAAATGGTTCTTTCCTAACATACGGATGTTTACCAAGAGATACTGCTTCCTCATAAAGATTATTGATTTTATCTAAAACTCTAAAAATAATATTTATTGATGATGTTTTTTCTGTACAATACTTAACCGCAATCTCTCTTCCAGTCAGCATCGCAGCATAAATTCTATCATACAAATAACCGTCTTCATCTAATTTATCCACAAGATTAAAAGATGTTAAATACAACACTTCATCAACCCACATCTTAATTTCCTCATCATCTAATTCCATATCATAATACCAACTATCCAAAGGATATACTATCTTAACTACATATCGAACAATTTTTCTTGTTATCTCTATTATACCCGTAATAAAGGTAGAAACAAAACTGAAATTTCTAGCCCCCATACTAATATGACTAGACATAGATTTTGCCAACAATGTTAAATTAGAAGGGGTTTTACATGTTACATTAAGTGCCGTGGTAACTCCTACAAATAGTATACCTACAAAAGCACTCCACTCCTTCACATCAAAAGTACTAGTAAGACTTTCGGCGGAAGCACTGGGTAATTTTGTATCATCTGATATCGATTCGCCCGATGAACGGCTACACCAACGTTTAATAACATCAGCTAAACTTCTAACAATGGATAATATATTAGAAACAAATATAATTTTGAGTTGAATAAGTACATTAATAATAACAAGAGCAATAGTATAAGGTGTAGATGACTGAGTGAGATGCAAACATTCCAGAATCATAGAAACAATAGCGGTATTAGACCCTGTTTCCATGGCAGCAAGCATCTCTTTTTGCATAGGCTCCAATTTTACAATTGCATCTGACACGACGTTCTTTAAATGAGACTCCAAGTTCTCACCAGTATAATTAACCATACTCTTAACTCCAAAAATTTCAGGTGCAGCATGAACAATATGAAAATCTTCTTCAACATTACTAGGCTTAACCCCGTGCGGTACATCCGATGCGTACAACATGGGTGGGAAACCCTGAAATGTTGAAAACGTCATATCATCACCAATACAATAATACACAGTAGCTAAAACATTTTTAATTGCTGAAATATCAGAAGTATTAAACGCCATAGAGACACAAATTTCACCTAGAGAAAAGAAATTAGACGCTTCTGTTTTATCATTATTACTAACTCCTTGCAGGAATCCATACATACCAAGCTGATAGAATGGCACCTCAAATTCTATCAATCCATTAATATGGGTTAACTGAATATATGATGCATAACTATGATTAATCACAGAATTGCCGGTAATATCTGAATCTTCCTGCTGCATATTCAAATACCGTAATCTACGATCTGGTCTATGTTGTACAATAACACTTCCTTTCTTAAGAGTATCACACACCAATCGAAATCGTACGGAACCTCTATAAAAACGATATCCTGACGCAATGAGAGGAATATGACCATCTCTACCTCTATTCCAAATTTCAAATATATTATTCTTATTAATGCCAACCTGTAGAGGTAAGCCTTGTGGTAAAACGGGAAAACGTAATTTAACATATTCTTGAGTATTAACATTAAAAGTAGATATATTATAATGACCATACAATTGATACCTACGACATAAATCTTTCAATGAAAAGAACCTCTCACCATATAAATTAAAACCAAAACTAGTGGAAGACACCGTACCCATACTCATAATTTGACCAGCTTCCTGCCGTTCGCCTTCTGCTCTCGCACCTGGAATACGCTGTTTAATAATATCCCATTCAGGATTACCAATACAATACTCATTATCAACAGTTGACCATGTATTTTTAATACAAAAGTTTTGATTCCTAGCATCATTTAGTGGTAATTTCAATATTTGAATATTATAAGCTAAAGCATATGCATCCTGTTGTGATACAACGGGTATACCGACAATATACCCTAAATCAGGTTCATTAATAAAAACAGCATACTCACAGTACGCAAAGGCTACATTATTCCAATATTTTAAATTTACTGCCTGTGGATTCGCTACTTTACAATAAGTAACTTCACGTGTTGCAGGATCTCCTTCATTTGCAAAATTAAATTGGGCAATAGTATGAGCTGTAGTATTCCATCTAAAAACACAAGCATAGGTCAAATCTTCAAAACGACCAATATAATATGGGTAATAACCATCTAAAGCTTTAATTTTAGTATATTCAGGTTCATAAGTCAAAAATTTAGAATTCCAGCATAAACCTAGGGCCGGTTGAACAGGCACAACCACTTCAAAATCGTCGCCACCTCGAACATAAACATTAATATAAACTTTATCACTCACAGTCTGCATAGGAATCAATGGATTAACTATAGCCAACGCAAGAAAAGAAGGACCAGCCACATTCTGTAAATCATAATCCCCAGCATATTCTCTAGGCCAATATGGTTTATTCGAAATAAATGGTACCTTAAATGTAAATTGATCAGATTCTTGCAACGAAAAAATCATATTAGTAGATGCTCGTAAATGGGAAAATGTAATATTACTCTCAGATGTTACTCCTGGAATATAAGCTACCATCAATCTTCCAGTATGAAACTGACTTGCAACAATATCAAATCTGTACTCTAATGTACCTCGCCATCCATAAAACATAGAACTAACAACACCAACAGGTGGCACAGCAAATGTTCTTAACTCTGTATCTGATCTAGCAGACCATACTTTAAGATGTTTTCGATTAAGTGGAGAAACATCTGTAGTAAATATAAAAGTTTCTTTACCTTGATCTTTAGACCATGATACTGTAGTCAGTAAACCAAATGTCTGAACTATCTTCTTAATACTCATAGCATCTTCAATCTCAATACCTGGTGGATGCGGCGTTTGACCCTTACCATCAAGCCTTAATGGATGTAAAGGTTCTGGCAAATTAGTACCTACTGCCCAACTATGACTAGCAGTTGGTACAAACGATTGAGGAGGATTAACAACTGGAGGATTATCCCTATTATTATCTGGATGTAAATTTGTCAGTAGACTACTAGCGATATCAATCATTCTATCCATCTCTGGCTTGGCTACTACAGTCTCAATCTTATCTAAATCACCAGCTAACATACCAGTAAATTCGTTATTAAATGATCTAACAAAAATAGACACATTGGCATCTGTTGGTCCATTTGCAGAAGTAGTAAGGGGATTTAAAACACGAATATACAAACTACCCATATTTAAAGGAGGATCAGGCATATCACCTCGAGGCTTAGTATGTATATAAGGCAAATAATATTTATAAGGAATAATCATAGTAGCTTCATTAGAAGTAGCAGAATTAATAATAATATGTGGCGCTTGAGAAAGCGACCAAATATTACGCCTCTGAGCAATATTAGTATCGAAATCAGGACTATAAAGCCACGATGCTTGTAATGACCCTATTTGAAATTTATTAGCATTAATATGAATCTTGACTTCCAAGTCGCCTCTCCAATATCTATGAATAGTAAACGGTAATGTATTAGGCATCCTACAAGGCGTAACAGGCTCACTTTTAATCATCTGATATGGTAATTGATAACTAGCCATCATATGATCTTGCATATATCCAGTTGACCAACTAAAAGTATCAATCAAAATCCACCTATCCACGTTTTGAGAATAATTCTGGATTTCTTCAGACGAACATAAATCTGTCCACGTACGACTCTGAAAACTAGCTGTTATTTCTTCACTTCCTTCCCTATTCTCCGTAAGGATAACATTACTATGTTTAATACTAGTAACTGTACCCTCTCCATGAGAATCACTCTCCATCTCAGGCATAGCTAAAGTTGGATATATCGGATGATGGATATATTCTTGCATTTCAATACCTTCTTCAATAGGAGCAAACAGTCGTTTGAAGGCGGTCCAATTTTGATACAAATATTTATTAACATTTGTAATAATCGACCACTTAATATATGGACGATCACATCTACACGCACGTAAATGATCAATATGATCACGCAATGTAGCCAACAGAACGGCATTGCGTTCAGGAGGAGGTACTTCCGGACGCAAAGGACCTATCAGTATATTACTATGATCATATTTTCTTTTACTTTTCCTCATCTCTTGTCGTAATGTGTTATAATCATCCCACAATGCAACATAATATTTCCACATAGGACAAGCAGTCTCATCCTCAAATTTCTTCTGAACTGGCAATTTATCCTGTTTTAATACATCATAAATATTATCATGGAAAAAGTTGGAAATGCGCACTTTCTTCTTAAAAGCGCGCTGCTGCTTAACTTTCTTAATATTCCATTTTTTATTAACAAATTGCATTTCAACTAATTTAAAACGCAATTTGGTAATCTCTAATAAAAAGTAGTTTTCAAATTCTTCATAACTAGTGAAACCATATATTGGCAACACTTCCTCTCCCATGCGTAAAATTTCCCTCTTCGTGCTACGCCACGCACGCAACTGTTCATTAACTACATCAAATGCAGCTTGTTCATATCTCACAGGCATAGAACGACGGGAAACTGTAATAAATTCCATTATACAAAATATTAAAGAAAAACGTTAAAGGGATAAAACACTGAGAATAACTTCGACAAACAAGAAAAATCAATATAAAATCTGCATAAAAAAGGAAAATGATGTCTTTCCATCCGTCACCGTCTGAGGATTTATATGTAAATTACATTAAACTAAAGACTCCTCTGCGAACGTAACAAGCCTGCCTACAAATTATACTGGAACAAATACATACATTCAAGAACATTAAAGGCTATTGTTCTCTGATCCAGTCTAGCTTTCCCACAGGATCAATAATACGTTCTGATTACTTAGCAGCGTACTTACCCTCAGAATTAAAAATCCTACGCAAGAAATATACCTCAAAAAAATGAAATCATACATAGAATAAGGGGACCACGAAGTCGGGGAATAATCCTTCGTGCCAGAAAGTTATAAAGTCATCTGGTACCAACTTGCTTATAACGCAGCATAACTGGATTTTTGTTACACTGTCTGCACTTATTTTATGTATAATACATCTCAAAGAATATACTCTCACTGGGATAAGCATATAATAATTAAGCTTGTTCTTATGTAAAAACTTAATCTTAACGTACCGTTCATCTTACTAATATTAAATCGTCTAGGTACTAACTAAATCTAACATAATATTTTTGTTTATTTTATAATTTTGTTACTATTCAGGAGTATAAAATCCCTTGAACTACCACATTCACACATTAATTATAAAATCTAAAACGAAATTTATAGTCTTTCCCATTGTCATTGAACATCAAAACCGTAATATATAAAACTCAATAGCCTCTCTTAAAATCATTCATATGGACGCAAAATCCATACGCAAATAAACGTGTTATATTCATACCAAAAATTAATATAACACTGATTTTTATAGTCCACTCAATACATTAATAACACTATCATACTTAAAGAGAGTAAACATAATATAAAGAAACATTCACACTATTACGTTAAAATATGTTCAAATATGTACGTATGCA